AAGCGTTTGGCTCAGCTGCAAAGTTAACTACCTTAAATGTATTTGCCATTTCTTTTTCCTTTTAATTAATTATACTCAATAATGCTTTAGTTGTCAAGTAAAATCTACACTAGCCTAAAGCAATAGCCAAGGCTGTGGCATCGTCTGCAGCACCAATGTATGTTTTAATAACACTCATGTCTGTTCTTTTAATAGTACCATTATCACTTATTAACAGTTCGTCTGCATCTGCAATTCCAGATGTTAATGCTGTTTGTCCTGATATAACATTATCATTTACATGTTCGCTTTCAACTGCATTGTCTGCAATCTTTGCTTCTGTTATAGCATCTGCTGCTATCAACCCAGTAGTAATCTGTAAGTTGGCTATGTGAGCAGTATCAATAGAACCATCAACATATTGGTCACTGTCTATTGAGTTAACTGACATATGAGCAAGGTCAATAGAACCATCAGTATAGTGTTCTGAGTTAATAGCATCATCTGCTATCTTAGCACCTGTAACTGCATCGGCAGCTATCTTATCTGTTGTAACATTACCATCTGTAATAGAAGCAGTTACTACAGCATTTGCAGCTAATTCATCTGCACCTACAGCATCGTCAGCTAACATAGAGTTTACAATAGCACCTGCACCAATAACAAAGTCAATAGTGTTATCGGCATCTTGATATGTTACAGCTATTCCTGTTTCAGTATTAGAACTAACCATAGCTCCTACTGTGTCAGATATAACTTCTGATAGGTCAATGTTAGCAGAACCATCAAAGGATACACCGTGTATTGTTCTAGCTGTTTCTAATGTTGTAGCATCTGCTGCTAAGGCAACTGCTATATTAGCTGTACCGTCAAAACTTGTACCACCAATAGTTCTTGCTGTTGCTAAAGCTGTAGCTGTTGCTGAAAGAGCTACTGCAATATTAGCAGAGCCATTAAAACTTGTACCACCAATAGTTCTAGCAGTTTCTAGTATTGTAGCTGAAGCTGCATTACCTGTAGTATCTTGATTAAGTGTTGATACAACAAAGTCTAATGTATTGTCAGCATCATCATAGGTTACTGCTATGTTTGTTTCCGTGTTACCTGATACCATTGCACCAACAGTATCACTAATAGTTTCAGCTAATGTTACACCACCTATGGTAATAGCATCAGCTTCAAGTGTTCCATCTATATCAGCATCACCACTTACATCAAGAGAACCTGCATCAAGCTCACCTGATATGGTAATGTTTCTTATACCTGTGTAATCTTTATTGGCATCTAGTATAACAGCCTTAGAAGCTATAGCAGTACCTATGGCAGTACTACCTATGTCTAAGGCATTTAACTCGCCTACAACTGCTGTGATACCGTCTAGTGTGTTTAACTCTCCTGCATCAGCACTAATAGCTGTACCATTAAAGTTAATTGCATCTAAATATGCAACACCATCAATATATATGTCTTTCCATTCTTGACTAGCAGAACCTAAATCAAATGTAGAATCTGTGTTAGGTATAATAGAACTGTTTATGTCTGCACCAAACACTACGTTATCAGTAGCAGCATCACCCATTGTGATTGTACCACCATTGAATGTAGTTGTTCCTGTTACAACAAGATTGCCACCTACTCCTAAGTTACCTGATATATCCACTGCACCATTCATGTCAATGGTTGTAGCAGCTATCTGTATCTCTGTATCAGCTACAAGGTCTAGTTGTCCGTCTGCACTGGAATGGATGTATATTGCTGTGTCTCTGAACTGTAGCTTCTCTGTAGTAGCAATAAGTATGTCATCATTAAATTCAAAGTAATCCTCATCTTCTTTCCACGTAAGTAATCCATCATTAGTATTAGCATTAAACGCTAGTGTTATATCAACATCTTGTCCTGCACCTACTGTAATTGCATTAGCAAGTAATGCTGAAATAGCTCCACCTTCTCCTGCTGTACCATCATGCGTGTGTCCTGACGATGCTGCAAAGGCTGCTAATAACTGATTAAACTCGTCATTACTATGAGCTGCTGTTACAACATCTCCATCTGCGTATGTGGACTGTCTAGTGTATGTATCACCCATTAACGTCTAGCTCCTAATTGATATTCTAATTGAAAACCTTTAAGTGAATATGGTGCTGTTATACCACCATCTTCTACCTTTAATGCTACAGCAAAACCTGAACCTTCTACTGCTTGTCTAACTAATGGTTCAGATACACCACTGTCATACACAGTACTAGCAGCACCATACTTAGTAGCTGAATTGCCATATATTGTAGCAACTTGAGCAGTATCTAAGGGGTAAGCAGCAGGTTTAGATGCATTAACATCATCGTAATCATATCTTACAAACAAATCAGCATCTAGTGTAGATTCAGGTTTGTAGTTTACTATAACCCTCTGCATATGTTTTCTTATTCCGGGGTCGTTAAATGTTAAATCAGGACTTCTATACTTTCCTGATATAGCAGTTCCATCAAATGTATTACCTTGTTCTTGCCTATGTATAAAGCCATTATCATAGTCACCATGTAGTATTAGTACATCACCATTTAATACAAAGCTATCTGTGCAAGCAGGTCTTAAACCACGAACTTCTGCAAACTCAAACTTCTGACCTTTTAGTACACAGATGATACCTCTAGTGGATTGTTCATTAGTATTAGCTTTAGTAAAAAATATTCTGTATTGTGTCTTGTCAGTTATAACTACTGAATCAAATTCACCAGCACTAGATATCTGCTCATTAAAAATAGACTGTACAGCAGAGCTTATAGTACCCAATTCAACGTCACCAATTCTAGCAGTACCAGCAATAGTTCTTAAACCATCAGGACCTAAGAATATTAAGTCACCTGCAAATTCTTGAATAGTGTCACCATTTATGCAACCTATGTTTCTTGTTACGTCAGAGACTGCAAAGTTAGCACTAGATGTTCCTGACAGTTTAAATATTCTAGTTTCACAAAAGATAAATAAATTGTCACGGAAAACTTTTATACCTGTTATCTCGTCATCAACTTTAATACTACCTGCACCTGAACCACTATTAAATGCATCCTCATCAAAGGGTTGACTAAATACTACCTCTTGTTTAGTAGTTGACTTACCTGCGTAGAACATATGGTTCTTAAAAGATGCTACAAACTTAGCACCTGCTACTGAGCTATCACTTACGTCTGTTGCAGATAAAGAAGAGTTAAATACAGTAGGTGCATTAACACCATCTAGTACAACTATTTTATCTGTTCCATCAAAGTTAAATCTTTCAAATGTATACTTACCTGCATTAGTTCTACCACTATCTATACTAGTCCATGATGAACCACCCGGAGATGCACTAAATATATTAGTACCTCTAGCTGCTAATACTTTATTACCAAAGGTAGCAACCATAAGTATTTTTTCTACATCAGATGAAGTAAAAGGAACAATTACTGAGACATATTTTGTGTAGCCATTAATACGTCTGTAGCCACCCTCAATAGCAGGTTCAAAGTTTTTAAGCTCTAATGCTTCACCCGGTAACATCATAAAGGTAGACTTGTTTAATACTAGTCCACCCTCACAATTAAAGGCTGAAGGAGTTGTTTGAGACTCATCTGCCATTTATAATGACCTAACATCTAACATACTTGCATTACCCGAGTTTCTAGGTATAAAAGTAGAACGTATATAAGAAAATTTGTTTATTAATAAGGTTTGCATATTCTTTATGCCTTGCTCAAATCTTGTCATATTAAGTTGATACTGTTGTGCTTCACCTCTATATTGATATACAAAAGCTGTAGCACCATCTATAATTACAGGACTAAACCTATCAGGTATACTTGTAGTATCGCCATGAGCAGTTAACTCAGCAGGAAAAGTGTAGTAATCAAATTTTATAGAGTATGATTTATCTGGAAAGGGATACAAAAGATAATTGTTATCAGGAGTTCTAACCACAAACTCAGGAACACCACCATTATTAAATTGCGTTACTGTAACACCACTTAAAATTGCTATAGCGTTGCTTCCTCTTGTACACCCTGTAAAGGTAGTACTAGAACCAATAGCTGTATAGTTAATACTTTCATTACCTATTATAATAGTACCCACAGCATCAAATCCTGTAGTACTAGCAACTGTTATAGTTGTAATACTATCTGTATGGGTAGTAGTTGTTGTAGTTGTTTCTATCTCATCTTCTTGATTTATAACTCTATTAACGTAATCATTATAATCTAACAAGCTTAGTTTATATCCACTGTTACCTAACGTAGAGTCTTTTACAATTCTAAATGTATTATAGTCTACTGTTTTAGTAGATGTAGGTAATGTATATCTAACCACACCTGCTGTTACTATTTTAGTTTCTGTTGCATGATTAAATGGATAATTAAACTCTCTCTGATTGACAAATCTAATTGATTCATTAA